GTACGTTCGTTGCCGAGCGTCCGATCCTCATGGACGACGCTACCTATTTCCGTGACGCCTCGACCAACGTGTCGTATGGCATCAAACTGATCAATAACGAGCAGTACAACAATATTGCCGTTAAGACAGTGACCTCAACTTATCCACAGTTGATGTGGGTCAACATGACCTACCCGGACGTGGAAATTTACATTTACCCAGTGCCGACTCGGGTGCTGGAGTTCCACTTTGTGTCCGTGCGCCCGCTGTCGCAGGCTGCCACGCTAGACACTAACCTTGCGTTCCCGCCTGGATACCTGCGTGCGTTCCGCTTTAACTTGGCCTGCGAACTTGCGGCCGAGTTTGGTGTCGAACCGTCTCCGCAGGTGCAGCGTATTGCTATGGCGAGCAAGCGCGATCTGAAGCGCATCAACAACCCGGATGACTTGATGGCAATGCCAGCGGCACTGATCGTCAATCGTCCGCGCTTTAACATCTTTACCGGAAACTTCTAAGTGAAGACGCCGATCCTAGGGTCGTCGTATGTCATCCGGTCGGTCAACGCTGCCGACAACCGGATGGTCAATCTTTACCCAGAAGTCATCGCGGAGGGTGGAAAAGAGCCTGCATACCTACAGCGCTGCCCTGGCATCGCACTGCAAAAAGTAGTGGGAACCGGTCCTATCCGTGGGCTGTGGGAACACGCTGGCTTCTTGTACGTCGTCTCGGGTAACGAGTTCTACAAATTAGACCGTGCCTACAACTTTGCCGGAATCAACCAACTGACGCTGGAGACTGAAGGCTTCATCCTGTTGGAAGATGACGACACAATTTTGCTGGAAAACGGCATTTCAACGTACATCGGGTTGGTGTCAGGCACCGGCCCGGTGTCGATGACCGACAACGGCACGCAGATTTTTATTGCCGCTAACCCTGACGGCTACATCTACAACACCACTACGGATCAATTCCAGCAAATCCTTGACCCAGACTTTCCGGGTGCTGTCACGGTTGGCTACCTTGACGGTTATTTTGTGTTCAACGAGCCGAACTCGCAAAGAGTATGGGTGACACAACTGCTTGATGGTTTGTCTATTGACCCCTTGGATTTTGCGAGCGCGGAGGGTTCACCAGACGGGCTAGTCTCTCTGATCATTGACCACCGAGAAGCGTGGCTGTTTGGCACGAACTCAGTGGAGGTCTGGTACAACTCGGGCGACCCTGACTTCCCCCTTACTCGCATCCAAGGCGCTTACAACGAGATTGGTTGTATTGCCCCCTACTCGGTCGCCAAGATGGATAACTCCGTCTTCTGGCTCGGCGCAGACCCTCGCGGTCAGGGTATCGTCTATCGAGCCAATGGTTACACGGGCGTTCGCATTTCTACGCACGCCGTAGAGTTTGCCATCCAGAGTTACGGCGATTTGACTGACGCGGTGGGCTACACCTATCAGCAGGACGGTCACACGTTCTATGTGCTGAACTTTACCAATGCCGATACGACGTGGGTGTTTGACGCATCAACAGGTGCATGGCACGAGCGCGCTGCGTATCGTAACGGCAAGTTCAAGCGCCATCGCGGCAACTGCCATGCTCGCTTTAACGGTCAGCCGATTATTGGTGACTACGAGAACGGCAAGTTGTATGCGTTTGATTTGGACGTGTATTCCGACGATGGGCATGTCCAGAAGTGGCTGCGCCGCTGGCGTGCGCTGCCGACTGGCGCTAATGACCTCAAGCGTACCGCGCATCATTCGCTCCAGATTGATTGCGAGACTGGCGTTGGCCTGAACGGTATTGACCCGTTTGACCCGCCGGTTGAAATTACTACCGAAAACGAAATCTGGATTAACACCGAAACGGGTGGCCCTGCGCTGACTGCCAATCTTGGCACTAACGTCCCGCAAGACATCATCACGCAAAACGAACTGTACGAGATCGGCGTCGTGCAGGATGAGGGGTTAACGCTGGCGCTTGATGGCCCAACAGTGGTTGGCGCCAACCCGCAGTTGATGCTGCGTTGGTCAGACGACGGCGGTCACACTTGGAACGGCGAGCGCACGACCTCAATGGGTCGCACTGGTCAGTACGGCACTCGCGCTATCTTCCGTCGCCTTGGCATGACGCTAAAACTGCGTGACCGCGTGTACGAGATTAGCGGCACCGATCCCGTTAAGGTCGCCATCATGGGCGCCGAACTACAGATTAGTCCGACGGCATCGTAATGGCACAGAACATCACGCAAATCCCTGCGCCGCGTGTTCCGTTTATAGACGAACGGACCGGCCTTATTTCGCGTGAATGGTTCCGCTTCCTCAACAATCAGTACCAACTGACGGGTGGCGGCACTACATCTACTTCTATTGCCGACCTTGAGATTGCGCCGTCGCTGGCCGCTAACGTCGAGGACGAAGTTGCCGTACTGCGTACTCAAGTTGACGATCTGCAAAAAGGGCCGCCTCGGTTTGAGCCGGGTCTAATTAACTACGGGTCGTTTTTCTCAACGCAGACGCAAGCGGCTACGATTATCAATACGGCTAAAGCCATCACGTACAATAACGCCGACCCGGCTTATGGCGTGTACCGCGACCCTGCTGATAGCAGCAAGATTAAAGTTACTCGCCCTGCTATCTACAACGTGCAGTTTTCTATCCAAGTCGATAAGACTTCGGGCGGCACGGGACGGCTGTACATTTGGCCTGCTATCAACGGCACAGCGGTAGCCAACTCAGCGTCGTTGATTCAAATTCAAGGCAACAACGCTGAAATCTTTTCGGCGGCTAACTTTTTCTTGCCGTTATCTAACGGCGACTTCTTTCAGTTGTATTTTTCCGTAGACGCTTTGGACGTGCAGTTACAGCAATTCGCCGCTGCTCCGCCCGTTCCAGCCATACCTTCTATCATTTTGACTGTTATGCAGGTGTACGTATGACCGTTTACCTTTCAGCCTTTGCTGGCGCCGGAGCGCAATTCTTTACCGACGACAACTCAGTGCTGTCGGGCGGAAAGATTTACACGTATGCGGCTGGCACCACGACTCCGCAGGCAACCTATACCTCGGTGGCCGGTACGTCTGCTAACTCCAACCCAATCATCCTTGACTCTGGCGGTCGCTTGCCAGAGGACATGTGGCTGTCAGAAGGCGTGCTGTATCGCTTTGTGCTACGCGACGCCAACGACGTGCAGATTGGTGAATACGACGACATCGGCGGCATCAACGACATATCTACGCAGTCTGTTGCATGGTCAACCATTACAGGTACGCCGACGACGTTGGCTGGGTACGGAATTACTAACGGCCTAACCACAACGGCTGCTGCGGCAACCTACGCGCCGATTGCCTCGCCCACGTTTACCGGCACCCCGCTGATTCCCGATAACGATTCGCCCAGCGTCAACTACGCCGTGGGCTATCGAGAAGCCCCGCCGGTTAGCAAAACTGCTAACTACCAGTTGGTGCTGGCAGATCGCGGCAAGTCCATTCTGATGAACGGCACGTCGTTGACTCTGACGATTCCGGCCAACTCGGCTGTGGCGTTCCCGGTCGGCACGGTCATTATTGTGGTCAACCTCAACGCTACGGCGCTGTCGATTGGCATTACGACCGACACGCTGACGCTGGCTAACAGCACGACGACCGGCACTCGCACGCTCGCGCAGAACGGCTTGGCGACCTGCGTCAAGATTGGCTCAACCTCGTGGCTGATCAGCGGAGCGGGATTGTCCTAATGGGCGGCGCTACCCTAGCAGCAGCGATTGCAGGCACGACCGGAGGGTCTGGTGGTGTCTTCGATTTTAACTCTGGGTCTGGATCGGTAGCCATTCCCACTGGAGCCACAGGCGCAACCATCGAGGTATGGGGCGCAGGCGGTGGTGGCGGCTACGGTACGGTAACGAACATCTTTGGTGAGTTCGCCTACGAGCCACAGGAAAACCCCGGTGGCGGTGGTGGTGGTGGCGCCTACGTTAAAACGGTATTGGTGCTGACTGGTGCGGATACCAATAAAACTATCCTGTACACTGTCGGCGTGGCTGGCGCAGGTGGGTCACTTGGCGAT